ATGGCTGATGCACTTTCGGCGTCGCAGCTTGCGGAGCGTGTGCGGGAGTTGGAGGCCGAGTGCGAGCGCCTGAAGACCTTCGCGGCGCAGAACTTCTCCGCGATGATTCGCCAAGAGGCCGAGCAAATGCGCGAGTACGGCCTTTCCTACGAAGGCGTGCGCAAGGTGCTGCGCGAGTACAACGACGGGGAGATCAGCTTCGGCAAGCTGATGGACCTCATCCGCGCTGCGGCGCGGGCGATGGCGGAAGAGGAGTGCGCCGCGCTTCGCGCACTACTGGTCGACGCTCATCGAGAACTTGCAACCATCGAGGCTATCACCGTCTCGCCGTCCGGCGTGGATGGGCTCATCGAACTTGTTAATCGCATCGGCCAAAAACTGGAGTCCAGCAAATGAGCGGAGGATTCACCATGACACCGACCATCGTCGACAACGACGCGCGCAACCACAACGGCGGGTCAGCCTCCGTGCGCATCACGTTCGAGCCTGGGCACATGGACGACTACGACCGCCCGTGCTTCGACGTGCTCGTGCTCGTGAACGACGAGCGCCACGCGACGCTGACGCTGCACTACGAGGCCGCCACGGAGCTTTGCAAGGCGCTGAAAAGCGCGATGAGGGCCGCACCATGAGTGAACGCAAGTACGTAGAACCAATCAAGAGACCAGTCCCTGGTGGCAAGATGGTCGCGGGGGCGAAGGCCTACTGCGATGCGTGGCGCAAGTACGCCGAGCCGCTCGCCTACAGCATCGGCTGGGACATCCACTCCTTCGGCAACGGGTACGTCAAGCTCGTCTCGAAGGACTCCAAGCACGTTCAATCCCTCTCCCTCGAATTCATCGAGGCTCTCGATACCCTCATTCCTGGAAAGCGACCCCATGCTCGAACTCAAGCGCGCCATCTTCCTCAAGGGAGTGTACGACCCGGCGGACACGAACCGGATCACGACGACCCTGTACCGCCCAAAGCACACCGATCTTCGACTTGAGGACGGCTTCGTGCGCTCCGGCGCTCTGCTCGTTCCGATGACCAACGTCGTCGAGCTCCAGCAGCACATCGAAGAGCTTGTCGAGGAGCCCATCGCGGAGGCGCCCGTCGAGGAGCCTCGCCGTCGTGGCCGGCCGCGCAAGAACCCGATGCCCGCATGAGCAAGAAAGCCGATGCGATCCTCGAGTCCTTCGAGGCTGCGGTCAAACAGCAGCTCGAAGCGAAGAGCCTTGTCCACTTCGAGGGCCTTCTCACCAGTCCTCTGGGGTTTGGTCTTACTACTGCTTCTCCTCTGCAGCGCGCCATCGCTCGCGTGGCTGACGGGCGCCCTCTGGATGACCTTGCGGAAGACACCGCAGTCATCCGGGCGTTTGGAGGAGTGGCCCCGCCGGCTGTCAAACCGGCAGAATTCGCCATCGTCTCTGGGATTCGTACCGCGAAGAGCCTTTCGGCGGCTGCCTTGGCCGTCCACTGGTCGCAGCGGGCGGACCTTTCAAGGCTAGGACCCGGCGAAATCCCGCGTATCTCCATCGTATCGCTCTCGAAAGACCTCGCGGACGTCGTGTTCGGCCACATCGTTGGCCGGACCATGGCGTCTCCGCTGCTTTCGAGGCTGATCCTGGAGACCCCGACCGCCGACACGCTCATGATTCGCCATCCGAGCGGCCGGCCGGTCGAAATCAAGGTCGTGGCGAGCTCCAAAGCCGGCTCGTCACTCGTCGCGCGCTGGTCTGCGGGCGTTATCCTCGACGAAGTGGCGCGTTGGGGCGCAGATGACGCGGCTGTCTCGGTCAATGACCTCCGAGACGCCGTGCTCCTGCGCATTCTTCCAGGCGCGCAGCTCGTTTACATCAGCTCGCCGTGGGCCCCCATGGGATTCCTCTACGATCTCGTGAAGGAACGTTGGGGAAAGCCGGAGCGGGACTGCATCGTCGTCAAAGCGCCGGCTTACGACATGGCCCCGCTCATCTGGACGCCGGACAAGATCGAGATCGCCAAGCGCGACACTCGAATCTACCGCACCGACATTGAGGCCGACTTCGCCGACCCCGAAGAGGCGATGTTCACGACCACGATGATCGAGAACGCCACACGCAAGGACCCCCTCGTGGCGCCTCCCACCACCGGTGCGACGTACACGGCGGCTATCGACCCTGCCACGCGCGGCAACTCGTTCACCCTCGTCGTCACGACAGGTACGGGGCGCAAGGAGAAGGTCGTTGCGCTTGCCAAGCAGTGGACCGGTAGCCCTGCGAACCCGCTGAGGCCGGCAGCGGTGCTCGAGGAGATCGCTCTCATTCTAAAAGCCTATCGTGTGACCGTACTTGATAGCGATCAGTACATGGGCGACGCCCTTCGGGACCTCGCGTTCCAGGTGGGCCTCGTGCTCGTTCCTCACCACTGGACGAACGCCGAGCGCACGAAGCGGTACATGACGATGCGCACGATGTTCGAGATCGGCGAGATCGAGCTCCCGCCCGACCCGCTCGTCCGCCAAGACCTGCAGCGCGTCGTGAAGCGGTACACCCAGTCGGGCATCAGCATCGACCTCACGCGTACGAACGACGGCCGCCACGCCGACTACGCCCCGGCAATTTGCATGGCTTTGACGCGCTGGCACGAGGAGTCCATGAGCCGTCAGCAGCAGGCGTTCGAGGGCGACTACAAGGCCATGCCCGAAGAGGAGCGCAAGATCTGGGACTCGCTCGAAAAGAAGCTACGTCGCAAAAATGATCGTGCGTCCAGATTTCGTCCTTGAGGCCTGAGTAGAAAACTGGATACTTGGCCAGGAATGGCGAGTGTCCTCGAAACAACCAACGCGTGGTGGCTTGTTCACGAGCAGGGTGACGACCCGGCGCCCGCTGTCGTCTCTGCCGTCACGTCGATTCGCAACGAAGCATCGACGCGACGCGGGATGTGGGTACGCGCGGCAGAGGTCTACGGCCAGGATCTCCGAATGTTCGGGATGCCGGTTAAGGGCGTCTGGGACGACCGGGTGTCGTTCAACGTCGCGGCCAACGCCATCGACACCATGCAAGCGAAGCTCGCGCGGCAGATGCCGCTCCCGAGCAGCCTGACTGTCGGTGGCGACTTTCTCCAGCGGTACCGCGCTCAGCGCCTTGACCGCTTCCTGACCGGCGCGTTCTACGCCGCGAGCTACGCCAAGATCTACCCGCAGCTCCTGCTCGACGTCCTCGTCTTTGGCACGGCCTGCGTGAAGGTCTACGTCCAAGAGGGCACGGTCGTCATCGAGCGCCTGCCCATCTTCGACCTGCTCGTGAGCGAGCCTGAGGCCCGCTACGGTACGCCGCGCTGCCTCTACCACCGCTGCTACATGGACCGCTCCGTGGTCCTCGAGACCTTCGGCGGCGAGGATGCGCCTGGGCTCTTCGGCTCGCAGGAAGACCGCCGCAAGGCCATCTTCGCAGCGCCGAAGCCGGCGGACGACGACTCGTCGTACATGAACAGCTCCCGGTACTCGGACCAGATCCTGGTCTACGAGGCCACTCACCTCGCGTCCGGCAAGAGCGCCACGGACGGGCTCCGCGTCATCGCGCTCTCCACCGGCACGCTGATGAGCGCGCAGTGGACCCGCACGTCGAACTTCGGCGCCGCGTTCCTGCGCATGAACACGCCACTTGCGGGCTTCTACGGCAAGAGCATGGCGCTCGACCTCGCGGCCCCGCAGGACGAGTACGACAAGCTCTCGTCCAAGATCCAGGTGGCGCACGACCTCATGGGCGGCAGCCACATCATGGTCCAGGCCGGCACCCTCGGTAAGACCAAGATCGACAACGACGTCGGCACCATCATCGAATACAACGGCCAGAAGCCGGACGTGTTCAACCCGCAGCCGGTTCACCCCGACACGTACGCCTACAAGGACATGATCGCGCAGAACATGCTGCGCTATCAGGGCATCAGCGAGCTCGCGGCCCAGTCGGTCCTGCCGGCGGGCCTGCGTCAGGCGTCGGGCCGTGCGCTCAACGTTTACGACGACATGGAGGACGCGCGCTTCCGCGTGGCCCACGAGGCCGTGCGGCAGTTCCACGTCGACATCGGCTGGCTCATCGTCGACGCCTGCGAAGAGGCGACCGAGGCTGGCGAGAAGGTGGAGATCCTGGCTCCAGGTCAGGGGTCGCTCGAGCGCATCAACTGGGCCGACGTCCAGATGGACCGCCGCGAGTATACTCTACGCTGCGAGCCTATCTCCTCGCTTTCCCAGTCCAAGGCCGCGAAGTTCCAGGAGGTTATGGACCTCGTGGACCGCAAGATCTTCCAGGACCGCCGCGAGGTGGCGCATCTCCTCGACCTCGGCGACATCGTGGCGTCCCGCGACATGGAGACGAGCGACATCGACATCGTCGACAAGACGTGCGCGCTCATCCTCCGTGGCGAGCCTTACCCCGACCCCGACAAGCGGCTCCTCTTGGACGTCGCCTACGACCGCGCGCGCCGCCACTACAACAAGGCCCGCGTCGACGGCGTGCCCGACGACCGCGTCGCGGAACTCAACGAATACCTCAACAAGATCGAGGCCTTGATCGCCCAGATGCAGGCAGAGCAGGCCGAGGCACAAGCGCAGCAGATGGCTCAGCAGCAGGGTGCGGGTGCTCCGCCTCCTGAGGCTGCGCCGCCACCGGAGGAACCACCCAATGTCTGACGAGCTCTACGCGAAGATGAAAGCGGCGGCTGATACCGCCATTCAAGCTGCCACCCCTGCTGAGGACTCTGGTGAGGCGGCTGACGCCGCTGCGCCGGAGGAGTCGTCGACGCTCGGCGGTGACGCGCCGGCTGCCGAAGAGCAGCCCGTTGAGGCCGAGGCGCAAGCCGAGGAGGGCGAGGCCACCGAGGCTGCGGACGAAGAGGCCGACGAGCCCGAGCGGGAGGACCTTGCCGACCAGATCCTGGCGGTGCGGCAGGCGGCGGAGCGCCGCGTGCGCCACGCGGAGGGTCGTGCGCGCGAGCTTGAGGTCAAGCTTGAGAAGATGACCGAGCGCGTCGAGATGTCGCGCAAGGAGGTCGTCGAGGAGCTTTTCAAGAAGCTGCGCCGTGCCCCGGCCCGTACCTTCAAGGAGTACGGCTTTGAGTTCCAGGACCTCATCGACGCGGGCATGCGCGAAGGCCAGTTCCACGATGGCGCCTTCGGTGAGCTCGACGAGGTCCGTGCGCAGATCCGCGAGCTTCAGAAGGAGCGCGAGGAGATGCAGCGCGCTCGCCAGGAGCAAGAGGAGCACAAGGCCTACCAGTCGGCCCGCCGCGAGTTCCTCGGCCAGGTGAGCGAGAAGCAGTTCCCGACGCTCTACAACATGTTCCAGGACGATCCGGAGCCGCTGTGGATCGAGGCCCAGCGCATTGCCGAGCAGCACGAGGAGCAGCACGGCGAGGCCCCGGAGGACGTGGCCGTCATCCAGTACCTGGAGAAGAAGTACAAGGCGCGTCTCGAGCGCCTGTCCGGCAAGGCGCCCGAGGCGCCGGTCTCGGCTGCGGGCAAGAAGCCTGCGCCGAAGACCATTTCGACTAAGGCTGCCAGCGAATCGCGGACTGCTGGCAAGCCGTTTGGGCAGCTCTCTGCCGATGAGCAGCGGGCTGCCCTCGTGGCCGCAGTCAAGAAAGCAACCTCGCAAGCAACCAACTAGGAGTCTGAATCATGCCGTACACCAACCCGACCTTCGCGGCCGTCCAGTCGATCCTCAAGATCAAGTACCCGGATGGCGCCCTTCCGCAAGCCCTCTACAAGGACTTCCCGCTCCTCTCGCTCGTCAAGAAGACGACGAACTTCGACGGTGAGTTCAAGGTCGTGGCGCTCCAGAACGAGCGTCCGCAGGGCTCCTCGTCCGTGTTCGCGACCGCGCAGGCGGTGGCGACCAACGGCCTTCGCGGCGGCGGCGGTCAGTACAACCGGTTCCGTGTCTACCGTACGCGCCACTACGGCATCCTCCGTATGGACGGCGAGACCATGAAGGCGGCGGTCCGCACGAGCGGCGCGCTCGTCGACCTCTGGAACAACGAGACGGACGGCATCTCCAAGAACGAGATGGCGGACCTCGAGTTCCAGCTCTTCGGCGACGGCACTGGCGTCCGTGGCATCGTGTCGACGTACACGACCCCGAGCCCGACGCTCGCGACGGCGTTCCGCATCCAGCTCGCGACCCCGGCGGATGCGGTCTACTTCAACCTCGGTATGCGCCTCAACTTCTTCACGGCCCTCGGCGCGGCGAAGCCGGAGACGAACGCCAACTCGAACGGCCTCTACGTCGTGGCCATCGACCGCAAGGCCGGCACGGTCGACGTGACGGCGCTCGTGGCGGGCGTCGCGACAGTCCCGACCTTTGCCGTGGCGCCCGCGGCGACGGACGTCATCGCGCGCGCGGGTGACTACCTTGCCCCCGCGTCGGTCGGCACGGAGAGCAGCGGTTCGGCGAACGGCGTCATCACTGGCATTCAGGCGTGGATTCCGGCAACGGTCACCTCGACGGACTTCTGGGGTCTCAACCGTACGAGCGACCCGGTCCGTCTCGCGGGCCAGCGCCTCGTGGCGACCGGCCTCCCGATGAATGAGGCCCTCATGGAGGCCGAGGCTCTCGTCGCCATTCAGGGCGTCGGCAGCCCGGACACCATTGTGGTGAACCCGCTCGACCTCCAGAACCTCAAGAAGTCTCTTGGGACCGACATCGTCTACGACCGCGTCGCGTCGAACGTCGCGGGCGTCTCGTTCAAGGCCATCGAGTACGACGGCATGAACGGCCCGATGAAGATCATCTCGGACCCCTTCTGCCCGCGCAACAAGGCGTTCATGCTCCAGCTCTCCAGCTGGGAGCTCTCGACGCTCGGCCCGGCGCCGCAGATGCTCGACTACGACAACAACGACTTCCTCCGCGTTGCGTCGGACGACCAGTACGAGGTTCGCTTCGGTCACTACGGTCAGTTCCTCTGCAACAACCCCGGCGCAAACATCGTTCTCACGAACTTCGGTCTCTGATCGAAGCCTGAGAAAGGAGCCAAATTATGGCACTGAACGCAACTTTCCACAGCCAGCTCTCCTCGAACCAGCCTGCTACGACGTTGATTTCTTCGACGTTCGTGGCGTCTGGCGACGGGCTGGGTAACGCGTTCGTGGTGGTTGACCCCACTTCGATCCAGCGCCTTGACATCACGGACGAAACCTACGGGTCCAGCGCCCTGTCGAACGGGCTTGTCGCTGCGAACATTCGGTCTACGCTCACTGATGGTCCCGCTACCGTCACCAACGGTGGCTCCGGCTACACCAATGGCGTGCACACCAACGTCGTCCTTACGAGCGGGGGTATTGCCACCGCTCGCGCGACCGTTACCGTTGCCGGCGGCGCGGTGACCTCTGTGCAGGTTACGGACGGCGGCGCCGAGTACGTGCTTTCCGGCACCGGCGTGGCAGTCTGCACGTTGTCTGGCGGAACGCCCGGCATCGGCGCTGGCTCTAGCGCGTCGGCCACCGTCGCGCTTACCACCGGTACTGGTACTGGGACTGTTCCTGCGCGGCTCTGGGTTGAAACGGGGGACTGCAAGGCCGCCCGTCTTGATCCAACCACTCCCGCGGAGCTTGGCACGGGGTTCCCGACCGCCGCGGGCGGGTTCCGCGTCTCGCTTCGTCAGGGGGCCAACCAGACCTGCATTGCGCAGGCCTATGCCGTTGGCACCGTCCCGACCGCGAACATGACGATCTCCCGCGTTAAGCTGGGGCTCTACAAGTTCGCGTTCAACGCGACGCGCGTTGGCGGCTCGTTGCCGCCCGTCGTCGTGGCGGACGCGTGCGTCGAGCTCAACCAGGGTCTCGGCGTCAGTACTGGCAACAGCTACAGCGCGACGGTGTTTGCTGGTATTGGCCTCGACGGCAAAAGCACGGCCAGTGGCACCTTTGCCATCAACGCGCTGGTATCGTACATTGATCCGGTTGACGGGTCCGTTTACGTACTGACGACGGACCACAACAATGAGCCTGCGGACCCGTACCCTGGCTCGAACGTCTCCTTCTCGCTCCTCATCCGCAATAGCTCGGCGGTGGTCTGATGAAGGGCAAAGGCGGCATGGCCCTCATGATCGCCATCGGCAAGAAGAAGCCGGGGATGGGCTCGGAGAAACCCTCCGGGCCCTCCCTGGGTTCCGAAGACGAAGGCGAGGGCATGGACATGGAGCTCGGCTCGATGCTCAAGGCCTACGAAGAGGCCAAGGCAAAGGGCAAGTGGGACAAGGCGGCGAAGCTCTTCAAGGAGGCCGTCTCGTCCTGTGGTGGTGACTACGAGGAAGAGGACTGATCGATGGCATACTCGCGGACGCTTTCGGAACTCGAACTGGCCGTGCGGCGTGAAGCCGACATGGTGAACTCGCAGTTCGTGACGTCCGCCGAGGTGCGGTCGTACATCAACCAATCGTGGGCCGAACTCTACGACCGGATCGTACTGTTCGATCAGGAGTATCTCCTGCGCTACACCGACATTCCCGCGAGTGCGGCGAGTAGCGCAGGAGATTTCGACATCCTCAACGACGGCAAGACGGGCCTCGTGCGCAGCGTGCTGTACGCCGCAGAGGTGCCGGGCCCGTTTGTGCTTGGCCGAGCGTACATCATCGTGCCGATGAATGGTGGGTATGCGACCCCCGCCTACGTCCGCATCGACAGCGTGTCGGGTGGAGTCGCGACGGCGTGGACGCTCATCTCGTCGGGGTCAGGCTATTTCACGTCGCCGCCGGTGAGTGCAGACCAAGTGCAGGCAACGCTGGTTGATCAGAGCACGATGGTCACGGTGGGCAACGCAACCATCCACCTCGATTCCGATTTCTACAAGTGCAAGGGCGTGTGGCTCTCCGACGCCGATGCGGGTGGTACCACGTACTGGAACCCGCTCCGTCGCTTTCAATGGGAGCAGCAGAACATCCTGCGGCAGGCGGACGAGTACTTCCAGCAGGGCCTGACGTCGTTGCCCCTCTATCGCTTGTTCACGCTGAACGGCATGGAGAAGGTGTCCATCGCGCCGATGGTGTCTGGAACCTACCGCGTGTGGTACTACCCGGCTCCGTACAAGATGCTCGTCGACAACGACCGCATCGACGGCCGCGCGGGCTGGGACGAGTGGGTCATCAAAGACTCCGCCATCAAGTGTCTCCTCAAGGAGGAGAGCATCGAGCAGGCGGCGGCGATCAAGGCTGTGCGCGACGAGCTCTTCTCCCGTTTCCAACTGCATGCCTCGGAGCGCGACGCGTCGCAGCCTGAGAAGATTCGCAACGTACATCTACTGAGCCGCCGTCAATTCCCCTGGGCGAGGTGAGTCATGGCTGGAGCGAAGCCTGAACAGTTTACCCCGCGCCCGTCCGGGGATCTGACGATTGACAAGGCGCAGCGCGCGCTGTCGGAGGCGACCGACGCGATTCGGCAGCAGCCACCGCCATCGCAGATGGTCACGAGCCTGTCCAAGGGAAAGCCTGGGCAAGGCGTTGTCTTCAAGCCGGGGCAGACGGTCGACATCCCGCACAACCTCGGTCGTGTGCCGAATGGCTTCAACATCGCTAAGGTCGTGACCAACACGAACCGGGCTGGCTCGGCGCCATCGGCCGTACCCAATCTGCAAGTGGTTGAAGTGCCGGGCCCAGTCGGGCAAAAGATCATGCGGCTTCGGTACATCCCACCGAAGGATACCGCCGGGAACGACATCCTCGACCCCGTGAGCCTGCACCTGGAGATTCTCTGATGGCGTCCGCAAACGAGCAGATCGTCAACGCCCCGTTGGTGGCCGGCATCGACGCGTACACGGACCCGAACAACCTAGCCCCTCCGGCGCTGCTTCGGGCGGACAACGTCACGATGGTCAACAAGAGCGCGCTGCAGACGCGCTATGGCTTCTCCATCGTCGAGGCGACGGCTGGCAACCCGGCCACTGCCTTCGATGGAGACGCGCGCCCCAGCGCCTCCGTGGAGGCCCTCGCGCGCTACGAGAACGCCGAAGGCGAGCGTACGCTCCTCGCGGCAGGGTCCAAGCTCTACGAGTACGTCGGCAGCAGCGCGACCCGTGGGTGGCGTACGATCAACCGTCTGCCGGAGCACATCGGCACGCTGCACGCGGTCACCTCGTCGGGCGGCTCCGTGATCGAGGTCGACGCGACGCCTGACGACACGAACGCGCTCATCGTCACGGCCTGGGTCACCGGTCCTCGCACGGGGCAGGAGTTCTCCAGCGACCTTGCCTACGCGGGGCTCGTGGGTGGCGCGGCTGAATCGTACGGCAACATCGTCTACTACGCCGTGCAGCGCGCTGCCGATGGCACGTACGCGGTCCCTCCCACGGTGTTGCAAGCCAATAACAGTACGACGATCTGCAACCTGCGCATCACGAAGGTGCGGACCAGTGCGACCACGTACCGGGTGCTGATTGCGTGGCAGGAGGCGAACAGCGCGAAATACCGCGTGCTCAACACGAGCACGATGGCACTGTCGGCGGTGTACACGCTCGGCACGGTTGGCCAGCGGTGCTTTCGCTCGTTCGACGTGACCGGCGCAGCGTGGGGCCCAATGGGCCAGCCAGCCATTGTGTGGGCGGCATGCTCGGCAGACCTCGGCGCGGGTGGACCGGCGCCTCTGTACGCGGAGCTCACGCTCATCAATGCCTCCACGGGAGCGCCTACGGTCAACGCGTCGATCGCCAACGTCACGGCGAGGACGCCTCCTGTCTCCGGGGACTGGTATGAGGCCTGGGGTCAGCGCGGAGTGGTCCTTGAGCAAGAGGCCAATGGCGTGTTTGCGCTGTCCGCGCGCGTCATCACGCAGCTCTACTCGCCGGCCGCTGTCCCGACCGGTAAGCTTGATGGGCAGCTCTGGACGGTGACGCTTGAGGCGGCGCCGGGTGTCCTGGTCCGCAGCGCGAACATCGCGCAGATCCCGTTCATTGGCTTCCAGAGCCGCGAGAACTTCGACAACGTGCTGAGCACGGTCGTCGGCACCACGTTCGTCAGCGGGAGCGTACAAATCACGCAGCCTCTCCAGACGCGCGTGATCGAGAGTAGCCGGCCGCAGCCAACCACGTTGATGCGCACGCCCGTGACCATCACCGGCGTGTTCCCGTCCGACCTGACGCGACAGACCTACATCTCGACGCTCGGTACGTGGTTCGACATCAACACGGCAAGTGCGTACATCACGATCACGAACCTCGAGCCCAACATCGCGGGCTTTACGACGAACATCAATGATTCGCTTGGCAGTCCGGGCGGGTTCCCGCAGCCGGTACACCTCTATCCACGAGATGCTCCGGTAGCGATCTCGACCAACTTCCCACAGATGATCACGCAGATCGACCTGACGGCGATCGCGGCGGGCCTGACCGGATTCACTCCGGGCGTGCATGCGTCGTGCCCCGTGCAGGTGGGAGGCGTGACGATTTGCCTTGTGACGGTGTACGTGAATGCCAGTGGCAACGTTACCGAGGTCGCCATTGAGGACGGCCTTCCGGGCATCGCTCCGCCGTCCGGACCTGCGAGCGCGATCGCTATCACGAACATCGTGATCCCGCGCGCTGGCGCGTTTGTATGGCCCGTTGGCGGCCTTGCGTATGCGCACACGTTCAATCGCTTCAATGGCCTTGTGGCAAAGGATGCACCCGGCCGCGAGCAGCGTGTTCCGAACGCGCGCTTCGTGCAGGACGGGCTCATCGAGCAGTGCGTGCATCGCTGGGATGTGACGCGCGCAAACGAGCGATGCGTGATTGCACTGTCCTCGGTCAGCGCAAACCTCATGACCACCCCAAACGGGGACGAGCCGTACGGCTCGGCAGAGCCGCACGACCAGGGAAACTTCTTCGAGATCTACCGCTGGGACGAGGGGACGGACGGCCTGATTGTCAACACAACGGGCTCGACGACGAACAACGTCATGGTCGCCGCCCTTGGTGGCCCGTGGCGCCTCGTCGGAGGCCTCCGGCGAGATGAGCTGGCCGGCACGCTCCACTGCGCTATCTGCCCCGGAGGCGATGAGTACCAGCGCAACACGTTCATGGTCCGTGTGGACCTACAGACGTCGTTCGGCATCCGCTTCCCAGCAACGGCCAAGGCAGACCCATCGGCTTCGGACTACATCTACAGCGGCAACCCGGGCGTGTTTGTTGAGTCGGCCAACATGATGCGCGTGACCTCCGCTCCGCTCAACGTGCCGTCGTCACGGGTGACGGCTGCCGGATTCGCGTGTGGCGCGCTCCGTGATGGAAGCTCCAGGGGTACGCAAGAGGTCTTCTACATCGAATACGAGAAGACCCCGCAGAACTGGCGGCGCATGCTGTCGCTGTGCGACTACACCTTCATTAACGGCGGCGTGCTGTCCGCGTTCGACGGCGTGGGCGTCAACGAGGCGATGCCGCTCATGTGGCCGCAGAAGGACCTGACGTCCATCAACTGGCCCAAGATCAACCCGTCCGTGTACGTCGTGAGCGAACAGGGAACGCTCAACGGCGTCCAGGTGCAGTACCTCGCCAGCGCGTTTCACGACCGCACGAACAACAACGACCGGACGTCGTACGGTCTCGTCAACATCGCGCGCCCGTTCTTCAAGTACGAAGCGGGCCTCAACGACAAGACGGGGTTCGGCCAGCTCTTCGGCTGCGGATGGGGCGCGATCCGTACGTTCTGGGGCGGGAACCCGGCCGAGAACTACGAGACGGTGTACGCCGACCCGCGCGTGTCGCAGTTCTCGTTCAGCAAGGCCAGCTACGCCAGCGGGCTCAACACGGCGAACGAAGAGAAGCAGCACTACTACGGCCGGTTTCAGACGGGCGTGCGCGACTACAGCGCGAGTAACTCGCTCTTCCCCGACGCATCGAGCGGCGGCAGACTGGGCGTTGCGGCGTGGCTCTTGTGGGCTCCGCGCTCCGCACGAGGCTGGGCGACGCCGAACCTCGACACGTACAATGCGGCTGACGCGGGTGGCGACTTTCTCATGCGCTGGACGTATGAGTACATCGACGGCACAGGGCGCGTGTGCCGCTCGGCTCCCAGCAGCCCCATCAGCTACACGGTGTGCGCGGAGATTCTCGGCGCATGGTACAACCACGCCAGCTCCACGGCGACGCTGCCGTACACGGGCGGCCTCGTCACCCAGTTCAAGTGGGGCTTCTTTGCTCCGCGCCTCGAGCTGACGAACCGTCTTGAGACGGCAGCCGATGACGCGCGCCGCATGATGCTTCAGCCGTACACGACGGCGGAGCCCTACTCGACGGTCCTCTACCGCATGCCGCAGTCGAGCTTCGAGTCGTCTGCAGGCGCCTTCGTTGTCGACCGCAACATCACGCGTGGGGTGGTGCCGTTCGTCACGAACGCGTATGCGGCGAACGCCCCGCTTGGCTACGTCGTGAACAACTTCTCGCTCTTTGACGGGCCGCAGAAGGACTACAACGGCCTGCTTGCCGAGCCGATCCTCTACACGACCGGCAACATCCTCGACAACGTGCCGCCGCCTTCGGCGCGCGCCATGTGCATCCACCAGAACCGCATCGTCATGGGTGGCGCGGATGACCCGACCGTCATCTGGTTCTCGAAGGAGCTCAACGCGACGGAGGCCCCCGGCTTCAACGACGCGCTGACGTTCACGCTTGAGGAGGGCGGCTCGGTCACCGGGCTCGCAAGCCTCGAGAGCGCGCTCGTCATCTTGAAGCAGAACGACATCTTCGTGATCTCCGGGACGATGCCGGATTCCACGGGGTACGCGCCGTCGCTGTCGACGCCGATCAAGCTGCCGCACGGTATCGGATGCCGAGACCATCGCTCGGTCATCGAGACGCCGGTTGGCATCTTCTTCCTGTCGGACCGCACCATCGAGCTTCTGAAGCCGGACCTCGGCATCGATCCGGTGGGCTTGCAGTTCAGCGGGATCAACGGTTTCGATGCGTCGACCATCACGTCGGTTGCACATAACGCGGAGACGCAAGAGGTCTACTTTACGTATTACTTCACCAGCGACCCCGACCGACGCAGTCAGGTGGCGGTCTTCAACTATGGCCTGCCAGGATGGATGCGCTGGCTGGTGAACCCGCTCGGTACGGGCTCACAGCTCGTGGCGGTGGTGAACAGCAAGCCGGAGCTCGTGGCATCGGGCACCGACATGAGTGCAAACCCGCAGGCGCTGTTCTATCGACAGAACACGATCCATGCGGATTACCTGAAGAACCAAGCCTATGCGTTCATCCCGGTGACGTTGCAGACGGCGCCGTTCTCGATGCACAACATTCAGGGCTATGAGCGCGTGAAGCGCGCGTGCCTGCTGACTTCGCGCCCCGTCACCGGGTCGTACCCAACGGTCACCGTGACGCTCGCGGGCCCGGCGGCGCCGCCGCAGGTTGCAACGTGGACGCCGACCGAACTCGCGACGTTTATGGGCTCGGCGGCCACATGGAGCGGGCAGCTCGAGGTGCACGTCGCCGAGCAAAAGAACCGGGCGATGACCATCGCCTTCCAGACGACCGGCACCGGAGCGGCCAACAACGTCCCAATCCGTTTGGCGGGGTTCGCCTTCCGCATCGGCTTGAAGGCAGGCTTCAACAAGCGTACAACCGAAGCAGCGCGGCACTAGGAGAAACATGGCACTTCCGCTCGCAAGCATCCTCGGCTCGGTCGCCACCGGCGCGGCCACTCCGTTTCTGTCTCGTGTTCTTGGTGGCGCGTTCGGCGTCGACGAGGCCGAGCGAAAGCGCGAGCAGGCGCTTGCGGAGATCGACCGCGTCGCCCAGGGCGGCACGACACAGGGCCAAGCGGGCATCGCCTATGCTCGCGGGCGAGCCCTGTCGGACCTCGCCTCGATGGCGCAGCGCGGCACGGCTCAGCAGCAGGCGGGCCTTCAGCGTGCAGCCATGCAGCAGGGCGCCGACGTGCAGGCGCAGTACGCCTCGCAGCTCGCGGAGCTTCGGTCCCGTGAGCAGGAGCGCGCTCGCCAGATGGGCGGCTTCATGCGCGAGCGGGCCGCAGAGCAAGAGTCCAAGCGGCAGCGTGACGCGCTCGCCGGTGCAGTCGGCGGCGCCCTCGGTGGCCTCACCAAGATCTTCACTGGGACCGACGCAGCAGCGGACGCGGCAGCAACCGAAGCAGCGCGACTGCAGGAGTCGAGGAAGCTGCTTGGCGCTGCCGAGTTGACGGGCGACGACATCGCGCGTGAGCTCGGTATGACGGGCGCGGCTGCGGCAGCTCCCGCCGCTGCCGGCGTTGCGGCTGGTGCCGCTCCTGCGCAGGCGGCGGGTGCCGCTGCTGCTGCCCCGATGAACGAGATTGAGGCGGAGCTTGCCGCCCAGGACCGCACGCTTGCGTCGCTTGACCCATCGCTGCGAGCGGCCATGGGCCCGAGCGAGGAGGACCAGCGTCAGGCTGGTCTCGCCGCGTTTGGCGGCGTGCCAGAACCTGCGTCGGTATCGGGCCGCAATCGTCTCGTGACGGGCAGCGGCATCGAGCGCGGCACGCGCATGGTTCCGGTGACGGCCAGCGAACAGGCGATGAAGCAGCAGGCGGATCAGGAGACGATGAGCCGGCTTACGGCTGGCCGCCGCAACCTCGGAGAGTCGTTCTCGAACGTGCGCTCGGCCATCCCGCGCATCAGCTCCGGCGGAGGCCGCGACTTCGAGACGCAGGGGATTGAGTCCACGCTGGCCATTCGACCGAACGGGGCGGAGCCAAGTCAGGCGGAGATGGCGCCGCTTACGACGGCCGGATTCCCAACGAGCCCCGCGATGGAGCAAGGTGAGGAACTTCGCAGGCAGCGCCAAGGCCGCATGCCGCGCCGACCCGCAATGAAGAAGATTCCCGGTGGCGGCGGCCTCGGACTCTGAGAGGGTATTGCCATGAGCGACTCTGAATTTGACAACACCCGCGCAGAAGAGCTGCTGAAGCAGGGCCTTGCGACTGGCTTTCGCACAACCGTCGCCACGGGTGTTCCTGGAGAAAAGAAGACCGTCGAGATGCCGGTCGCGGCTCCGGCGCTAATGAAGCCAGAGGTCAATCTCAACAAGGCCAAGGCCGTGGAGCCGGCGCCTGGGTTTGGTCAGCTTCGAGAGTCGACGCCCGGCCAGATGGGTGGCATGGGTGACGTGCTTCGGGCAGAGGCTCCGCCGCCCGTGGCGCCGCCGCCCCCGGCCGCCGGACCATACGACCAGCAGCTCCAGGCGCTCATGGCGCGGCTTGGCACCGCGCGAGGCGCTCCACGCGTCGCAATGAACGAGGACATGCGTCGCGGCATCGCGGGCCAGCAGGAGGCCATGCGCGGCGTCATCGGTGCCATGGAGGCCGAGGGCCCTGGCAAGGAGGTCGCTCGCGCGGGCATGCAGGTCGAGGGTGCCAAGTACATCCAGGGCCTTGAGCAGCTTCGCGGCCAGCAGAATCAGGACTTCGCGGCTCGTCGCCAGCAGATGGCACAGGACGAGGCTGCCCTCGCGCAGGCGCGCGAGCAGTACAACCCGTCTCGCGTGCTTCGAGACATCGGCAAGTCGCCGGTGAGTACGAGCGCGCTTACGTTTGCGGCTGGGCTCGTGGGTGCCCTCAAGGGGTCCGCTGGGCAGATTGGTCCGAACGAGATTCTTCAGGAGGTCGACAAGGCGGTCGAGCGCGACACCAAGATGCAGCTCCAGAACTACGAGATGCTGACGCAGGGCATCCAGACGGGCCGCTCGAACTTCGGCGACCTGATGAGGATGGGCGCAAGCCAGCAGGAAGCCCTGACCATGACGGCCATGGCCTCGATGGATCAGCACAAGCGCGCGCTTGAGTTTGCCCAGCAGCGTGTGGCTGGCGCCAAGGAGAAGGGCGCGATCAAGGAAGCCATTGCCGGCCTCGACTTCCAGCGCGGCAAACTCCAGCTCGACATCGACATGAAGAACGCCGCGAACTACGTGGCCATGAACCGGGCGCGACAGGATGCGGCGATCAAGCTGATGGAAATGCAGCAGAAGCTCTCTGGTATGGACCCGGAGACGCGTCAGAAAACGATGCAGTCGTACCTGTCCATCACGAACAACGACCGCTTTGGTAACGCAAAGGAAAGCGCCGATGCCGTTGGGCGCCTGCGACGCCTTCAGATGGAGATTCCCATCGAAAAGCAGAAGCAGGCGTGGGAGACGAGCGTGAAGAACCTGTTCAACAAGGCTCTCGGCGAGGCGGAGGCACGAGCATCCGACCGGGGTGACATCGTGCTTGGCGCGGTCGCGCGCGCATTCTCGTCGGGCCTTCGTGGAACGTACACGCCGGAGCAAATGAAGATGCTGAATCTTGCGCAGCAGCTCGTGAACACGGAGCTTAAGCGCATTAGCGGCGGCTCCGTCACGAGTGGCGAGGCTGTCCGCAACCTCCTGAGCCGCGACTGGTCGAGCTACGAGGGCTTCAAAAACTGGATGGACTCGCAAGAGCAGACCGCTAGATCGAACCTCCAGAGCTTCCAGGCGGCCGCCAATATCGACCCGAACGTGCGTGCGGTCATGGACGGCGTGCTCGTTGGCGCCCTTGGCCCGATGGACGATTACCAGAAGCAAACGCGAGACACGGCCGCGCTTGCGCAGGGGGCGACCAAGTGAAGACGGTTACGCTCGTTGATCCGCAAGGCACGAACGTCAGCGTCCCGCAGGAGCAGGTCGTCCCGCTTCTGCGCAGCGGATTCGGCGCGCGTCCTGGCCAAACCGTCACCCTTGCGGACGAGGCGAACACAGAGATCCCTATCGAGCGACTCGTCTCCGGCATCACCAAGGGTATGACGCCTCGGCTAGAGACGCAGCGTGGCGCCTTCGAGCGGGGCGCAGAAGAGCGTTTCGGTGGCGGAGCGGGTCTTGCTGCGGGCCTTGGCTACGGAGCCCTCCAAGGGGCAACCCTGGGCTTCGGCGGCAAGGCTCTCATGGAGACCGGCCTCGTGGCGCCGGAGACGCTTGCGCAGCTTGAGCAGGCTCGTGGTGGCGGTATGCTGTCGACCATCGGCGCTGGCGAGATGATCGGCCTCGGTGCGGCATCGGCGCTGACGGGTGGCGCGGCGGCTGGCGAAGCGGCTGCGGCTCGTACCCTCGGCCAAGCCACGCTGCGCTCGGCTGGTCGCGAAGCCCTCATCGGTGGCGCGTACGGCGCTGGCTCCGAGATCACGCAGGCAGGCATCGAACGCCGCGAGGCGCGTCCGCTCGAAGCTGGCGCGATGGGCGCTGCCTTTGGCGGTACGCTCGGCGCCGCCATTCCCGCGCTCAGCAAGGCCGCCTCGAAGGCCATGGGCAAGGCAGCGGCTGCGGAGGGCGCCACGCTCGCGGGCGAGGCCGTCCCCGGTGCGACCGACGCTGCAGAGCGCATGACGCTCAAGCGCCAGGAACTCGCCGATCAGGCGCGCACCAAGTCGGACGAAATCACCGGCATCGCAAACGCCTTCAACGACGTGCTCGACCGCACGCAGAAGGCCGGCTTCAAGACGCCTGAGGCGGGCATCGGCCGCATCGGCAAGGACCTGCGCCGCATCAGCGACACGCTGTCCAAGAAGGAAGGCGAGGCGCTTGCGCTCAAGGACCTGGAGACCTTCCAGAAGGACCTCGACAAGACGCTCGCCGGTGGGCTGAAGTCCAAGGCGAAGCTGGCCAACGAGGAAGCCGTCCTTCAGACGACGCTCGCCGACATGCAGGCGGAGCTCGACGCCATGGGTACGGCAGGTCGCGCAGACCTCCGGGCCGCTGCTCTGGCAGACCGCATCCGTCAGACCGAGGGCGCGCTCGAGTACATGGCGAACGCCAAGAAGACGCTTGAGGACTTCGCCGCGCGCGGCGCCGACCTGCAGGGTCTTGCGCTCACCGAGGCGTCGCAGCTTCGGGCGCGCGGCAACGTCGAGCGTCGCATCGCGCGCCTTCGCTCGCAGCTTGAGGGCACGGGCGAGAAGGCCGTCGAGCTCGGTGGCGAGAGCGGCGCGGCGGCTCGCGCCCAGCGTGGCGCAGTCGAACGACAGGCCAACGTCGTGACGCAGGGCGAGGTCGAGCTCAGCCAAGCACTCAAGGACCTCGGCATCGAGAACAAGTCCAAGAACCGCTACATGATCCTGCGTGCAGTGGAGAACGCCGAGGCGGACCCTGAAACGTTCCGCAGCCTCGTGCAGGACATCGTGAAGATGGAGCGCGGCTTCAAGGCCGAGCCCGGCTACACGAAGCGCAACGCCAGCATCTTTGCGGAGGTCTTCAAGCATCCGCAGGTTCTGGAGAAGCTCTCGCCCGAGAACGCAGCGTATGTTCGTGCGGTGGCGCAGGTTGCCCCGGACACGAACCTCCTGCGCTCTGCCGCGAAGGGCGGTCGCGCCATTCGAATCCCCGGGATCGCGGCCGAGCTTGAGGGCGTCGAGGGCATCATCGGGGCCGACCGGTACAATCAGATCCGTCAGATGGCCGTCGAGGACATGGTTCGTCCTGAGGTCCAGAACGCGGCGCTCTCCGATGCGATGACGCTTCGGGAGAAGTACCGCTATGTCCCCAAGGGCGGCGCGGCACCAGCCGAGGCAGCCGTCGAGACCGTCGCAGAGGCCGCTCCTGGCGAGGGCGTGACCGCGACGAACATCACGAGTCGCAGCCCTGGCGAGACCATCAAGCTGCGCGAGTCGTTGACCAGCGCAGAGAAGACGCTCGCGGACCTCGAGAAGGAGCTTCTGAATACGCAGGCGCAGAAGCAGTCGCTCGTTCAGCAGCGGCAAGCGTTGGCCAAGGAGGCGCGCGGTGCGCGTACCGCCGAGCGCGAGCGCCGTCTCATCGAGCGCGAACGCATGCTGTGGGAGAAGGCCGCCGACACCGACGCGCTGGAGCGGGCGCTTCAGGATGCGAAGGCGGGCGTCACCGACCTGCGTAACCAAGTACGCACGAACCGCCTCATCAGCACAGCCGAGCGAGCGGAGCAGCGCACCCTTGAGCAGAACGCTCGTCAGGTGCTCGCGGACGCCAAGCGCGCCGCCAAGACCGGCAAGCTCGAATCCGAGATCACGGCGCTCCAGCGCGAGGCTGGCGAGAAGATCAAGCTCAAGACGGACCTCGAGCTCCTGCGCGACGAGCACGTCGGCGTGGGCGCCCGCCTCGACGAGCTCACCAAGCTCGGCGACCGCAACCTGCTCAAGGCCAGCGCGCAGCAGGGGCGCATCGTCCCGGTCTCGGAGCAGCAGATCTTCGACCGCTCGATGAAGGCGTTCCTGTCCTCGCCTGAGGGTAAAGAGCTTGCGCGGGAATTGGCGAAGCAGTCGAAGTCCTTCGCCCAAAAGATGCTCGAACCCGACAACCTGCTCGCGGCTCTCAGCGCCGGCACGACCGGAATGGGTGTCATGGGTGGCAGCCTTCCGACGATGCTCATCGGCATCGGCATGGCAGCCATGGGCGGCAAGCGCGGCCTCTACAAGGCAGCCGCTACGTTCATGAACCCGGTACGCGCGTGGACCGCCGTAGGCGCATCCATCGGCGCCCTGGAGCGCCTGACGCCACGCGTCTCGCGCACGGCTGCGACCACGAGCAGCTACACGTTCCCGGTCAAGGAGGCGAACGACTTCGTGGACTCGATCCTCGCCGACCGTGAGGCGGCTGAGAACGCCTTCCGCAAGATGGCGCAGAGCGGCACCATCGAGGCGAAGAACCTGGAAGCTGCCAAGAGCCGCTTCGACGCGGCGGTCGACTACCTCGAGCGCAAACGCCCGATGACCAAGAACGGCGCCGACGCGCAGGACTTCGCGCGTGCCGTGGCCGTCGTTCGCAATCCTGACCTCTTGGCCAAATTTATCAAAGAGGGTACCCTGAGGCAGCAGGACGTCGACGTGCTGCAGCGTATCTCACCTGAGAGTTACGCCTCTCTCAAGGGAGCGGTCGAGCTCCTGCACCAGCAGAGGCCCGCCGTCGTCGCTAACCTAGCGCCACTCTTCAAGATCATGACCAAGAGCAAGAGCCTCATGCGCACGACCATCCCGCTGATGATGCTTCAGCAGATGTCTGGCGCGTCGACGCCTGCGCAGCAGGGCATGACCCCGAAGAGCGAGACCGCTGCAGCTCGAGGCCGCGCAGCGTCGGCAGCCAATTCGCCGACCGCGAAGAACGTGTCGAACGACACGAGCCTCACCTACTGACTCATGCCGGCAAAAGCCGGGGATACCACAGGCAAGGAGAAAGACCATGACTCGAATCGGAACGGGGCTCAGCTCCAAAACTCGCACGTACTCGGTGGTCCCCACCGATACGAACTTCCACCAGCTTGAGTCTCCGATTCCGCAGGGGAGTCAGGTGGTCAACTCGGCGACGGGCGTACCGATCGGTACTCCGGTCAACCTCGCGACGGGTCCGGTGCGCACGCTCGACAGCAGCTACGTGCAGGGCATCACGATCTACAACGACACCACGACGGTCGGCGAGTTCCTGTTCGTGGCTGGCGTGGAGTACGACGGCCAGACCGCCGCTGCCGCTGGCCCGACCGCGTTCAAGGTCATGCCTGGCGAGTCCATCGCCATCGACTGCCGTGACGGCTCGGGCATCGCCATCGCGTTCTCTTCCACCGCCGGCCGCTCGGCTCGCGTCATCGGGAACTGACCATGGGAGCCCCTCGCCTTCTCGCTCCGACGACCCTTTCCGGCGGCATCCCGACCGCGGGAGCTGGCACCCTGAACACCGTCGCGCTGTGGACGCCCGACGGTTTCACGCTCGGCAACTCGCTGTTGACCCAGGCTGGCAGCATCATCACGAACGCGACCGGCGCGATCCGCGCGAACGGCACGTCGCAGGCGTCTCCCGCGTTCATGCGTCACGACGCAACGAACACCGGCATCTACTTCCCTGGCCTGAACGAGATCGGTTTCACGATCAACGGCAACCATGCGATGTACATCGCGTCCACCCGTCACGTCGGCATCGGCACGACGAGTCCGGACGTATTCAGTCGTGGATACGGGCGCATTCTTGGAATTTCGAGCGCGTCTAGTGCCGCTCTTGAAATCAACGCGGCCACCGCAAACAGCGCGATCATCGATCTCGGTGTCAACGGCACCCGTTCGCTGACCATCGTGAGCGACGGCACGGCTCCGTCCGTTGGCACCCTCGGGTCGCTGCCGCTTGTCATGTCGACCAACGGCATCGAGGCAATGCGAATTTTGGCCGGTGCTGCCGGCGTAGGCGGCAACGTCGGCATCGGCACGGCGAGTCCGGCTCGCAGGCTGGAGATTTCCTCCGCTGCACCGCTCCGTATGGGCGCTGGTGGCGAACACTTCGACTTCCTGCAGTTCACCACCAACACATGGTCGTGGCTGTCCAACGCGGGCAACTACGTCATGACGATGCAGACGACCGGCAACGTCGGCATCGGCACGACGAGTCCACTTGGTCCGCTCGACGTGCGCGATGCGACCGTCTCCGGTCTCGGCGTGACCTCGATCTACACCGGAGCCATCACTGCGGGCCAGGGCGGCGCCATCACCTTTGGTGGCTTCTTCACCGGCACCAGTCCGACGACGTGGGCAAAGATTGTCGGCGGAAAGGACAACGCGACCGCTGGCGAATTCGGCGGACACCTGCAATTCCTCACGCGGCCGAATGGTGGCGCGACTGCCGAGCGCATGCGCATCGACAGCACCGGGCGCATCCTTCAGGGCACAACGCAAAACGCTGTGCCAGTCGGCGTGCGCTACACCATGGCATATGCCGGATCGGCGTATCTCGGCGTGTTCAACACGAGCGCGAACACCGGGCTCCTCCTTGGCGTCGAGGGGTCGAAAGGCTACCTGTACAACGCGGCTGGCGCGCTTGGCTCGGAAGGCTACACGATTGCGGCCACGTTTGACACGACCGGCGTTCAGCTTGGCACCGGTTCGGGCATGGTGTTCAACGCCTCCGGCACGCAACAGGGCCTCAAGCTCCCCGCGACGCCGGGCAACGGGGACAGGCAGACGCTCGACAGCTACCAAGAGCTCGACAAGGGCGTTGTGTCGTATGACTGGACGCCAACCGTGACATTTGGGACGGGCGGAACCGTGACGTACACGGTCGACCAATCGAGCGCGACACGTATCGGTCGCATGGTATTTTTCTTCGCACAAATTTCGTACACGGTGACCGCGGCCCCAACGGGCGGAGATCTTTCGTTTACACTTCCCGCGACCGGCGCGGCGTTTAATCAGACCGTTGGAGTCGGGAACTCAAACGCGACGGCCGCCGGCGACGCGGGTCCATTTTTTATGGTGCTAGGCTCGTCAGCAACCAGTGCACTCGTGCGCACTCGCTCGGGCACTGCTGCAAATCAGCTTGCAGCACGTCTAACGACAAGCTCAACCTTTACCGTCTCTGGCGCATATCAGGTGTGATCATGTTTGCAATTATTCAGACCGTTTCCACATGGCCACAGGCATCGACGAGGCTCACGATCGATAACGTGAGCATTGTCCCTGCGACATCGGCGCTCTTCTGGTGGCACCTCAAGACCAGCGATGGGGCGGAGATGCAGTCCGGGGCGCTGAGTTTGACAGGCGACGCCTACGCCGCGTGGGGCACCGACGACGACTACCTCTACACCTACACCGCGCAGCAGCTCGGCCTGACCATCGTCGAGATCGTGCCCGACGCGCCGCCTGCGCCGCCCGCGCCGCCCG